TTTACGTTTATGTTAATTGCCCTACCAAATCGTAAATCTTCAGCCGAAGTTTGATTGATGCTTGGCGGAGTTTCACCAGTTAATTGAGCAACTAATCCTTGAAGTGTTGCAAAATCTTTTTCAATCTTTGATAAGGATTTTAATTGACCCGGAGTTCCGCCACCTTTAGTTCCAGCAACCGAGCCTGATAATCCTGCAACTGATGAGCCAAGTCCACCAAGAGCGCCTACTAGTCCGCTTAAAGTAGTTGCACTAGCTGCGCCGCCACCAAGACTAGATCCTGTGCTCATTTGGAAATTGCCTACTGCTCCACCGCCACCGCCTAGCGATAATGCGCTGATATTAGGAAATGGAAGACGGTTATATTGCGCAATAAGGAAGTTAATGGCATCGACGGCATTTTGGACAAGCGCCTTAATTTCAGTAACGACTCGGCCAATTATGTTAGTTATTGCTCCGATTGCTTTTCCAACGCCTTCAATAGCGCGGACTAAAGTAAACTCAAATAATGGAACTAGGTAATCTTTTGTGAACGCCCACAAATCTTGAAGGGCTTCTTTGTTATCCTCAAAAGCCTGTTTGATAGGTGCTAGGGCTCTATCTTTAGCTTCGATAAGTAATGGGATGAATCTGTTAACAATGTAATCGATAAAGGCTTTAACGGCTGGTAATAATGCCGCTCCAATAGATTCCTTAGTCTCATCAAAACGAATCTTTAGTCGATCTATTTGACCTTCAAGAGTATTAGCTTGCTCAGTTGCCGCACCACCAAAAGTCTGGGCTAGTTGCTTCATTGTGCCGTCTAATCCAAGAGATTTGATTTCAGCGCTGGATAAACCAACACCTAGTCGAGTTAGCGCTCCGGTGTTGCCTTCATACGCTTTAGATAGCGCGTTGGCAACTGCCTCAACTGATTTTCCGGTGGATGCGCTTATATCGAGAGCTAGACCTAGCGAGTCGTTGGCTTTACTTAAATCGCCAGTTGCAGTTGCTAAACGCTGGAAAGCTGGACGAAGATTGTCATCGGCGATTCCAAAGGCCAAGGACATTTGTTCGATATTCTTTTCAACTGACGCGATTTGAGCATCAGTAGCACCAGTAACATTTCTTAAAGCATTGGCTAAGCGATTCTGAGCAGCTTCATCAGCAATGGCAGATTTAACTCCATCGATTGCTAATTTGCCGGCGTAGGCGGCTGCTGCGGCTGCTGCTGCGGCAAAAGCGGCTGCTGCCACCTTGCCAAACTTTTCTAATTTACCGCCAAACCCCTGAACCTCGTTATCGGCTTGATTGAGATTCTTTTTAAGATTATCAATATCGGCGAGAATTGATAATTTTAATGTTCTACTACCCGAAGCCATTAGTCATCCCACTTTTCAACAACTTTGGAATCTAGGAGTTCTCGGCAAAAATTGTTTTAGATTATCTGATCCAAATTCAACGCCAGCCAAAATAGCATTAGTCGCTGGACGGCCTTGTCTTAGCTGAGTAGTTGCTCCACCTGAAAATCTTTGTGAAGCAAATCCAATACCAAATTCTCCAACGACGCTGCTTTTGCTGATTTTTATACCTTCAGCAATGCGCCTAGCTTGTTTAGGTCTTGGATGATTTCCGGCAGCTTGTTTTATTTCGCCAACCACAAAATCAACCAATGTTCCGGTTACTTCTCGAGCTTGGTCTTTTGCTTCATCGCCCATTTTGCGAATGACTAAAGCAATTTTTCTAAGTTCGCCCTTGTCATATTGAAAGACTCTTTGGCTATCGTCGAACGTTGCCATTTCTCTCCTTCAATACTTCCATCGCGGTCATTACGTCGTCAATATCTTCCCAATACTTCATTGGGATTCCGGTTGCTATTGCCAACTCAATAATGAGTCGATTTAGGCTTCCGGTTGCGAACCTTTTGGGTCTTCAAGGTCTCCGATTATGAGTTCATCGACGGTGAGTTCCCAAACGTCGTAGGCTTTAGTTGGCTTGCCAGCTGCGGCTCTGACGTAAGCGGCGTGAGCCAAGAATAGGAAGTCGGTCTGTTGGTATTCGCGAATGTCGGTCATCTTGTAAATAGACTTCCCGGTCTTGCGTTCCCACTTAGCCCACTCAGGTAGCCCAGCTGTGTAGGTTTCCTGTTCGCCGTTTGTGTATTTAATTGTTAGGTTTAATTTCATTGCTCCCGATGCTCCGATCTATTTTTTAACTGAAGGTTTCTGTTGGAGTTCCAATTACTGTCATCGTCCAAGTATCGGTGAGAGCTCCTGGAGCTGCTCCACCAGCGCTTGGGAAGATGGGAAGGACGGTAAATGCAAATACTGCTCCAGTTACGGCTGTGAACGATACGCTCAAAGCTGTGTTAGGTGCTGTTTCTGCATCTGCCCACATTGCCTCGAACAAGGATGAGGCTGCGCCCCAATCCTGAAGAAGTTCGATTGTGAAAGTCCATTGCTTATCGACGGACTTGTAAGCGCGACCATCAAGAGTTTGATAGGTCTCGATAATGGTCTCGCAGGATAAAGTGGCGGAAGTCGCTTGAGCATCATAGGACGCTGAATCCAATGTGAAAGTGACATCGCGGCCAGTTATTACTGTTGTTGGCATTGATTCTCCTTAAACGGTTTGCTCGTAGCGGACGCTCAAGCGGATATCGGATACGAGTAAATTAACTGCTCCGACTTGAGTTACTGTGGGTCTTTCGACTGTCGATAACTCATACTTGGAACTCGAAAGAGCGCCAAGAATACTAATAACCAGCTTCTCGAGATTATCAAGTGATGCTGGATTTGATAAATAAGCAACCGCCGCTGAAACGGTGTAATTAAGTTTAAGCCGGGTAGTTGTTTTAGAAATAAGTTCTAATTCCATATAAGGCGAGTCCGGGACGATTACAACCGCCGGGACTTGAGGTGATTCGGGAACGTGATCGTAAACGTTAGCGCTGACGGATGCTAGAGCCGTCTTTATAGCGCCGCGAACATCATCTTGAATCGTTGAGGCTGGCATTAGCCAATCATCGTTTCTGTATCGATATAAGGCCCAAGGATTCCTGAAATTCTATTAAAAAGTGATCTCCCGAGACGAAACGGGGTCACCGCGAAATCAATTCCCTCTATTTGCCCACCTGCGGCAGTTCTAGCTTGGAAGATTTCGACTGAAGTGATGATGACCGCGTTTTCAACATTGGCATTTCCCACATAAGTTGAAGCGCCGGACAAAGTTGCTGTCCCGGCTGGAATTACATTCTTTTCGATTATGTCTGCATTTGTGATGGCAGCTGTGAAAACATAATCCTCGATAAGGTCATTGGTTACTGTAACTGTGGCGCTGAATGGTGAACCGCACCCAGTAACTACGACGGATTGACCTTCAGAAAATTCGTGAATGGTTGAGGTGTAATAATAAGCAACATTGCTTTGTAATTTAACTTTCTCAATTCTCGTCGAATAAGTTACGAGCATTGGGAGAATCAAATTCTCACTAGTGTCGATTATGTCGTTTAGATAAGAATCAGAATATAGGGATGACGAAACGCCAAGGACTGCTCTCAGCTCTGAGGCTGTAACTATCGATGGCATTTCGTCGCCCTTTCTTCTCTAGGTGAGCGGCCAGCTCGGGAGCGGACTGGCCGTCACTTTTAATTATTTAACTAGGCCACCATAAATCGGTAAGCGCCAGCTCCGACCTTGGTAGCAAGTGCACCGTAGCCGTAGTAAGCAACCTTGATTTGTCCAGTCGCTACAACGTTTGTCTCCAAACGGAAGCGGCTTGATTCATACCAAGTGTATGCATCAGGGTTGATGATGATGAGTGAGTTATCACCAGTTGGAGCAGCTGTCGCGAGATTACGAGATACGCGAAGATTCAAGCCGAGAAGGTTACCGCGAACTGATTGTCCGGTTAGATTGCCACCTTGGTTTGAGTTGCCAATAAGGTTCTGATAAATCGGGCGGCCATTGTCCGCGAGATTCATCAAAGCGCCCCATTGCTCTGGGCTAACAAGAATGTTGGTCGCTGTTCCAAGGGTTGCCTTGTAAACTGCAACTGAAGCATCGGATACGAAATCAAGAGTTCCTGCTGCATCAAGTGTGCGGTTTCCGCCATCTGTTCCGCCAGCAACTAGGCCAGCGATAACTGCTACATCAGTTGCTTTTGCGTATGCAAACTCCATCTGACGAACGAGTTCATCAAAGAACGCAGGTGAAGAACGATCGAGAAGTTCTACTGAGAACTCTTGTCCGCCAGCATACTTCTTAACTGAAACTGAAAGGAATTCGTTTGTCATTCCTGTTTCGTCGATTGTTGCTTCCTCAGCTTCTTCGCCAACTGTTGGAACGGCTGTAATCTTTGGAATCTCGAAAGTCATACCAGCATCAGGTAGAACGCCGCTTGAGATTGAATCTACGGCTGGACGATCTGCGTTTGATAGTGGATTGATGATTTCGGTGAGCTGACGAGTTGGGATTAAGCCAGCATTGTTGCTTGTAGTGTCGTCAGCTGCAAGAACATACTGACGAGAAGCATCGTCGCCGAAAACTTTGGCGCGAACTGATGCTTCGAGGTATTTCGCCTTAGTAAACTCAAGGCGAGGAGTGGTGAAGAACGCTGGACGTGGCGCAGCGGCTTCAACCTTGGCTGCTTCTACCGTTTCTTCGGCAGGAGCAGGAACGGTAGTGTCAGACACTTGTTCTCCTTCGGTTGGTTGATCTGAATCAGCGGTTGCTGGCTCAGAATTTTCTTCTTGTGGTGCTTCATTTTCAGATGCGGCTACTTCAGAGACGCGAGAGACGCGAGCTGAATCGATTGCTGGGTCAGTAACGAGAGATACTTCCTCGAGTGATGCGCTGGTAATTTTCATTACGCCATTATCGTTAGACCATTCGTTAATCATTGCGCCAACGCTAAAACCATCTCGAAGGCCAGTAGCAGCTTCTTCAAGCGCATCATCTGCAGCGAAAGTCTTGGCTAAAACAAATTCAGCAGTTATTCCCTTATCGCTTATATCAAAAGAAGCAAGACGGCCGATTGGTCGGGTTCTATCGTGCTCGAGTAGCAATTTGACGTTCTTCATTGCGATTGAGTCTTTTGCGAATATGGTTGGGCCAACTGAAGTGTTGCCGCGCTCGTTCCAAGTGACAATAGTTCCGGTGATTGTCCGCTTAGTTACATTGGCAGCGGTAATCGCCATTGGGAGATTAATTTTCATTAGGGATTAGGTCTTCCTCTCGTTGAATCTGCTCAACACTCATCGCGCCGATTCGGTTTAGGATTTCATAAACCTGAGCGCGCTCTAATGCGTTGCCGCGTAAGAAGTCGTCTAGGTCAAAGCGCACCATTACCGGATTAGGAACAAAATCCGGAAGTGATAGCCTTTCCTCAATCGCCTTGAGAATTGGGCGAAGTGAGAAATCTACTAATGAGCGCCGTTCGCTAACCGCGTTGCTATATGTCATTGAAGTAGTCTCGGCGCTCAGGAAGTAAGCCGGAATACCACAAGATTGAATTCGTTCGGCTGGCAGATTTGTGCCAGTAGATTTTAAGACCATTGCTGGATTAGGCTCTTTGGCATAAGTAACTGCAGCGTTTTCTAAATAGACGGCTGCGCTAACTGTTTTACCAGCTCTGTGAAGGAATCCTTCATCGCCACCATCAAATCTAATAATTGAGCCGACTCCGTTTAATGGGACTGCCATTCCATCAACTTTGTATCCGGTAATTTCAGTATTTCTAAAGTTTGTATCGACTGTTACTCGGTCGGGAGATATGCGAGTCCAAGAGCGAACGCGACCACCATCGGTTGCAGAATACATTTCCAAAACTTGTCCGTAACCTGCACCGTATAACCAGATATCTTCGGCTAACCAAGTGTAAATAACAAATCCAGCGACTCTAGGGTCTGGTTGATTGATAACTCTGTGAGGATCGACGTATTCGCCAGTAATGCGGTTAAAAGTTGTTAAAGGTAGTGAGCCAATAGTTCCGCAAATTATATTTCTAGCTCTAGCAACGCTAGGAACTGACATCGCTAATTGCCGAGTTGTATTTGTTGCGCCGCCTAGTATGTTGTAAACCGAATCCGTAACTTGGATTGGCGTTAAAGCCGCTTCGACATCAGATTGACGACGTGGAGCGGAAGCCGGGAAGAAGAAATCTCTAATAGCACCCATTAAGGCTAAATTGTAGAGGATGTGTGCTACGCGACGATTATATCTACGCCATCATTTGACTGCGTCGCGTAATGGGTAGCCATCGCAGCTGCGACCGCTCCGGTTATTGTGGTGTTTGAGACTTTACGTCCCATTACCCAACCACCGTCGCCAAAGTTAAGCCTTACCGCTGACAAACAATGGGCAGTCAATTCTTCTTGATTGCTGTGAGCTAATCGACCGGATGAAATAGCGCTTAGGAATTCATCGCAGCTTGTGGCATAAGGCTGGCCGTCTATTGCTTCAACTGGAAGTCCAGCCGGAATTAACCTAGCCGCTACCGCTGACGCTGTTCTAGCTGAATAAGCAATTTTAAGAACGTTAAATTTTCGATACCAGTCACCAATATCATTAGCGATTAGTTTGTCGGATAGATAGCCGGGATTTGTCCAAGTCTGAAGCAACTGGACTTGAAACCTATCCCGGTCTATCCGCTGACTAGCGACTAAGGCTGCTTGTCGCCTATCAGGTGAGAGATCAAGAGCCAGCCAAGTATCAGCGGCAGGGTCTAAGCGCAGCCCCTCAACTGCACAAGATTGCCATTGAGACGGATGGATGACTGGGTTGATCGTTGAAACCCATAAACAACACACTTCCGTTCTTACTATGTCTTCCGGGTCGTTCAATACTGCCCGGATGTTATCCGGATGAATTGTGTGACCTAGAGACGGATTTGCTTGAGCAATGCCTTCCCAAAACTTTGCTGAGTTATCAAATTTAATTTCAGGCGGCGAAGACCATTCCCACCAGCCTAAAGACAAATCGTCAGTTAATATGGAAGCCAAGGCGCGTTCTCTCGTAGAATTCAAAACTACGGAATGTTGGTCTCCGGCGTTGCTAAGTAAGAAGGCTTGAGGATTAGGCGAAGCCATTTGAGTAAATCGCAGGGAAGACCAAACGTCCGGGTCGTGATATTCGCGAGCTTCATCAAGCCAAATTGAGTCGGGCGCAGCAATTCCTCTAGTAGCGCTATTAGAAGCTCTGACTATGTATCTTCGACCACCAGTAAATTGCAATTCTTGAAATCCTCGGGCTTCTAACTTCTTGACTAACTGGCTTTCTAATTCAGGATGCTCAGTAATGATGTTATAGATTTTGTAAAAGATTT